ATGCTCCAGACCATCGACCGCTCGTTCATCGGCGAGGGCATCATCCATGCCCGCCTGTACGGGTCGCAGGAACCGTTCCTGCCGCTCGGCAACTGCGACACCTTCAACATCAGCTTCGCCACCGACCGCAAGACGCTGCCCAACTACATGGGAGGCGGCGGCAACAGCAACGTCCGCGAGCGCGTCACCGACGTGACGTCCTCCATCGGAATGTTCGACCTGACCGCCGAGAATGTCGCCCTGGTGACGCGCTCCACCATCCAGGTGGCGCCCACCGCCGCGATCACCGACGAGGCGCATACCTCTCAGGGGGTTGCGCTGGAGTTGATCCCGTTCAAGTACCTGCCGGACCTGACCAAGCCCGTGACGGTGAAGACCGCGGGGGACGTCGAGGTGGCCCCGGGCACCGACTACCTGCTGGTACCCCACGGCATCCAGGTGCTGAGTGGCGGCAAGATCGATGCAACCGGCATCAAGGTCAGCTACACGCCGCGCCCGAGCCGGGCGGTGCATATGCTCAACGGCTCGCAGAAGGAGCTGGAGCTGTTCATCGCTGGCCTGAACGACGCGCAGTCGGGCGAGCCGTTCGCGCTGCGCCCTCGCCGCGTCAAGTTCGGCCTCCTGCAGGAGCTGGCGGTGCTGGGCCAGGAATACGCCAAGCTCACCGGCCCGGCGGAACTGCTCGCCGATTCGCGCGTGACCGCGACCGACATTTCCAAGTTCTGCCAGATGGATCTGGCAGGATAAGAATGGAAATAAAAAGTTACTTTTAGAGAGGTAATATAAAGTCTCTCCAATATTGCGAATATAAATAGGGCGCCCAGGTATTGCTGTTATTTGGTGTTAACCCCCATATTTCTGGTAGGGGTGTCTTATTTATATTTGGCTAGGTTTAGTTCTGCGAGCCTGGAAACGGCTCGGTGGTCCTGCCTGTCGAGTGTAGGGCTAATAACTATTCGCTATGCAAGGAGCATCGCAAATGGGTACTTATCTGTTCCAATATGCACAAGATAAGGATTATGTGCTGGGTGTTTCCGATGAGCAGTCCGGCGCCAAAGTCGTACTGCGGAAAGCGCAAGGCACGCCATATCGCTTCATCCTTTGGGATGTCGATCAGGACACAGGGGTGATCACCCTGAACTCAAGCGGCGGCCAGTTAGCGATTGACCCGCAGGGTGGGAAGGTTTCGCCACAGAATATCCTGACGCTGGCTGTCGTGAATTCGAGTTCGAAGAGCCAACGCTTCGATATGGTGACGAAACCGCTCTACATCTTGAGCGTCCCCGAACCGGGGCTCTGTATCGACAACCAGAATCGTGTAACTAAAGACGGCAACCCGATCTGGCTCTACGAGTTCAACGGCTCGCAGGCTCAGCAATGGATCCCGCAGCGACTCTCGTTCGCGAAGGCTGATTTCTAAAAAATTAGCCTTTATAGAGCCTCCAGTATTTCCATGCTGGAGGCTCTTTTAAATGGTTTTTAAGTAAGTTCTTGGTTTCTCTGTTGGGACGAAGTTATGTCATTCAGAGACTTTTAGTGGGGCGTAATTTTTTGTGGCTCAAGAGAGTTAGCTAGTAATAGCCAGTTCTGATCTTAACCCGCCATATGGCGGGTTTTTTATTGTCCGGAGATTCTTATGGCGAGCCCAATGCAGCGCCTGATCCAGTTCGTTCTTCGCGGCCGGGACGAACTGTCGCCCGCCGCCCAGCAGTCGACCGAGGCGCTGGAAGGGCTGCGCGCCACGGCGGCGAACCTGAACCGGCAGTTGGACGATGCGAAGGGCGCCCGGGGCCTGGTGACTGCGCTCGGAACTACTGAGCGCGCCATTGCGCAGACGCAGACGTCGGTGCAGCGGGTGGACCGTACCATTGCGGACCTGCGCGAGGCGTTGGACCGCAACCCCGGGAGCCGGGGCCTGGCCGTGTCCCTGCAGATCGCGGAGCGGGACGCAGCGGGTCTGCGTCGGACCCTTGACCAACTGACCGCTCGGCACGCCGAGCAGCAACGTGCGGCGCGGGCGGCGGGCGTGGATACCGGGCAGCTTGCCAACGAGGAGCGGCGGCTGGCGTCGGTGGTCGACAACACCCGCGAGAGCATCGCGCAGAACAGCCGCGAGATCCGCGAGCTGGAACGTGCGCAGATGCGAGCGGCGCGGGAGGCGGCTGGCCACACCTCGCGCGTGACGGCGCTGCGCGAGGCCATGTCGTCCGGCGTTCGCCAGGCAGCCGCTTACGCCGCGGCCTTCGTCGGCATCCAGGCGGCGCTGAACCTGGTGCGCAGAGGAATCGGCCTGGTGCGTGATGGCATCGTCTCGATGCTGACCACCGGCGACCAGTTCGAGAACCTGCAGAACCGGCTTACGTCGCTGATGGGCTCGGTTGCCGAGGGTGAGCGGGCAACCGCCTGGATCAAGACCTTTGCCAAGGACACGCCGCTTCAGTTGGGCGACGTCACCGACGCCTTCGCGCTGCTGAAGGCCTACGGCCTGGACCCTATGGACGGGGCGCTGAAAGCGATCGAGGACCAGTCGGAGAAGCTGGGCGGCGGCATGGAGCGCCTGGAGGGCATCACGACGGCAGTCGGCCAGGCCTGGGCGAAGCAGAAGCTGCAGACCGAGGAGATCCTGCAGCTGGTCGAGCGTGGCGTGCCGGTGTGGGACATGCTGGCCAAGGTCACCGGCAAGAATGCCGCGCAGCTGCAGGATCTGGCGAGCAAGGGCAAGCTTGGCCGGGACGTCATCAAGGCGCTGGTCGACGAAATGGGGCGCAGCTCCGAAGGAGCCGCTGCGAAGGCCATGAGCACCCTGACCGGCCTGGTCAGCAACCTCGGCGACACTGCAGCCGACTTTCTCAACCGCATTGCCAACGCCGGCGCGCTGGACCACGTCAAGAACAAGCTGAAGGAACTGGGCGACACCATCGCGCAGATGGACCAGGACGGGCGCCTCGACACGCTGGCCAAGGGGCTGTCGGATGCCTTCGTCCAGGGCTCGGAATGGGTCGAGCGCTTCACCAAGCGCCTGGCCGACGTCGATTTCGGCACCCTGATCGACAAGACCTCGGCCTGGCTTAGCAGCTTCAGCACCCAGCTGGACGACATGGCCTCGCGGGTGCAACTGTTCATCGCGCCGTTCCGGACGTTGTTCAACGGTGTCACCTCGGGCATCAGCGCTATCGCCCTGGCCTGGACCGGCACCCTGTCGCTGATGGTCGCCGGCATCGAGAAGGTGGCGGAGAAGATCCCGGCGGCGCTGGGTGGGGAGCGCATCCGCAGTTCCGTCGCCGGCGTCCACGACCTGCTCAGCAGCATGAGCGAGGGTTTCCGCCAGCAGATCCAGCAGGACGCGCAGGATATCGCGGATGCCTGGGACACCAGCACCACGGCTACCGCCTCCGCCGCGCGGCAGCAGAGCCAGGCGATCACCGACACCTTCACCAACCTGAAGGCGGGTGCGAAGAACGCGGTCGCCGAGTCGGTGCAGGCGGTGACCAGCCTGCAGAATGCCCTGGACCAGATCAGCGCGGCCAAGACCACCGAGCAACTGACCGCCCTGCAGGGGGAAATGCTCAAGGCCTACCAGGCTGGCACGCTGAGCCAGCAGGAGTATGCGAACGGCGCCGGTGTCCTCAACGCGAAGCTGACCGAACTGAAGTCGACCGCCAGCGGCGCCGCCCTGGGGGTGTCTGACCTCAGTACCGGCCTGGAGAACCTGAAGCAGGTCCAGGACGCGATCAGCAGCGCGAAGACCACGGTCGATATCCAGAACATCCGGACGGCGCTGGGCCGGCTGTACAACGACGGCACGATCAGCGCGCGGGAGTTCAACCAGGAACAGACCAAGCTGTCCGCCAAGGTCAAGGAACTGAAGGCGGCCGGCGAGGAGGGCGCCAAGGGTATGCAGGCGGTCGCGGAGTCCTCGGACAAGGCGGCCAAATCGCTCTCGGACCAGCGCAAGGCCATTGGCGAATCGATGGAGGCGACCCGCAAGGGAGTAGCGTCGACGAAGGACGACATGGGCGCCTTCGAAGGGTTCTTCGGTGGGGTGTTGAGCACCGCACGGCAGGGCGTTGCGCAGTTGAGCCAGGAAGCGCTGAACGCCTTCGATGCGATGCGTGGGATCTCCACCGTCGATCTCAGCATCGACACCAGCAGCCTGGACGCCACGTCGCGCTCCCTGGCCAAGGTCAGTGAGCAACTGGCCCGGATCAAGGCCGAGTCGGGCGTGGGCATGAGCGGTTTCGGGCGCTGGGCGATGGATACCCAGCGGGCCAGCCTGGAGATCCAGGCGGCGTACCTGGAACAGAAGCGCAGCCTGCAGAGCCTGATGGACGACTACGAGCGCGGGACCATGAAGCTGGGCGACTTCGTGTCGGCGGCCAAGGGCGCTCGAAATGGCCTCAGCCTGCTGAACGATTCGGACATGCGGCAACTGGAGAGCGCAATCGAGGCGGCCAATCAGAAGATCCAGCAACTCAAGGAAGGCTCGAAGTCGACGCTGGTCAGCCTGCGCGAGGAACTGGCGGGGCTGCGCGGCGAGCAGGAGGCCGTGGATCGCAGCCGGTTCAACAGCCGCAAGGCCGAGTTGCAGCAGCAGTTGGCCGAGGCCCAGGGCAGCGGCGACATGAACGCGGTGCAGAACCTGATGACGGCGCTGGCCACCCTGCAGCAGATCCAGGCCGAGACGGATGCCAAGCGGCAGCGGGAGGAGCAGCAGAAGCGGGTGGACGAGCAGAACGCCGCCAAGGCCGCGGCGGCGCCGCCTGCCTCGTCGCCGGTGTCGAGTCCGCCGCCCCGGGTCGTTCGTTTCGAGACGCCGCGGGGAGCCGTTGACGTGGCGGTGGCCAGCGAACAGGACGAAACCAACCTGCTCGGCGTGCTCGAGCAGGCCAGCATGAGGACCGGCCGATGAGGCTCGATGCGGTGGAACTGGGCGACCAGTTCGAATGGGTGGACGAGTTCACCTGGGATGCGGTGACACAAGAGCAGGAACGCTCCCTGACCGGCGCGCTGCTGGTGCAGGAAGGCACCAAGCTGCATGGACGCCCGATCACACTGCGTTCCGGGGGAGGGGTATGGACGCCGCTGTGGGTCGTGCGGCAGTTGGAGGTGCTGCGCGACCAGCGCCTGCGGGTCATGCCGCTAGTGCTGCCAGACGGCCGCGAATTCTCGGTGATCTTCAACCGCGCCGACGGGGCGCCGCTGGAAGCCGAACCGCTGTTCCGCGAGGTCAACCCCGGTCCGGACGCCGACTACCTGGTGACGTTGCGACTGCTCACCGTAGCGCCGCCCTCGGCACCGCCCACCCCCGACCCTTGATCCCACACCCCGCCTCGGCGGGGTTTTCTTTTCTGGCTGGAGTGTTCCATGACGATCACCGTCGATGATGTAAAGCTGCTGAAATCCCAGCGCCTCACCGATGAGGACGACGGCGGCGGCCGTGCCACCGGGCAGGCCGTGGTGGATCGCGAGATCAACAACCTGTTTCCCGATATCTCGCGCCTGGACCGGACCATCGGCCGGATCAACCTGCGCAAGGCCTTCGCCGGCATCAGCTCGAACAGCGCCGAGCCGTACCTGGGCGCTCATGCCATCGTCACGCGTGCGCCGGCCGATCCGCGTGTCTCGGTGCTGCTGTTCAACACCGGCAGCCAGACCGACGAGCGCCGCGACGCGCGCAACGCCATCGAGTCCTTCGTGGTGCCGGCCGTGTCTGCCTCGTTCGAACTGCTGGGCAACCAGTTGCAGGGCCAGCGCGCCATCGCTTGCGTGCAGCGCGAAGAACAGCGGCTACCCGAGATTGGCGAGGTCTATCAGTTGGTGTTCGAGTCGCGCTCGCAGTATGTCCGCATCACCGACGTCGAGGCGCGGCTCGAACAGTTCGCCCACGACTACGGCAACGGCAACTTCGTGAACTTCACCCGGCGCCGGCTGGACCTGTCGATCAGCGCGCCACTGGGCGCGACCTTCCCCGGCGGCCAGGTGACTCCAGGCGGTACCACCAGCCCGAAAAGCCAGGTGCTCAGCACCCAGGTCGCCGATGCCGCGCGGTACTACGGCATCAGCCCCCTGGCCGAGGCTGTCAGCCGCGGCGCCCTGAGCCTGCGGGTCAAGTCGGTCTATTCCCAGCTGGTGCCCAGCACCACCCGGGAGAACGCGCTGGTCGACCAACTGGCCGGCTACCAGCGGCGCCTGTTCGCTGCGGCCGGGCCGGCGCGGACGGTCAACCTGAATGTCGCGAACATAGGCAGCGGCAGGTCGCGGACGTTCCTCGGCACCGGCTGCGCGCCGGGTTCGCTGTCGCTGAGCGCCGGCGGCGGTGTGTTCGCCGACGACCGCAAGGGAGGCCTGCGCTACATCAGCGGTTCGAACTGGATTGCCAGCGGTACCGTCGACTACGAGAGCGGCGCAATCGAGATGGCGGCCTCCGGCAGCGGCTGGAGCGGGACAGCGAGCGCCACCTACCAGCCTGCCGCGGCGGCGACGGGCGAAGCGGTGACCGGGGAGATCCCTATCGAGCTGGGCAACCGCGGCTTCGTCTACACCCTGTCGCTGTCCGAAGCGCCGCCCCAGCCGGGCACCCTGGTGGTCTCGTTCCTCGCCCTGGGCAAATGGCAGGAGATCCGCGACCAGGGCAACGGCGAATTGGCCGGGGAAGGCACCGGCACGGTGGACTTCGCGACCGGCTCGGTATCCATCACCCTGAGCGCGCTGCCGGACGTGGGGAGTTCGCTGATCTACGCCTACGTCGGGCAGAACGATGCGGCGCTGACCCAGCGCACCGGCACCAGCGTGCAGGCGCGTGCGCGGATCAACCGGACGTTGCCGCACCAGGGGCTGTTGCCCGGCTCCTACAAGGCGACGTTCAAGGTCGGCGGGGTAGAGCGCACCGTGCTCGATAGCGGCAACGGCTCGCTCAGCGGTACCGGTGGCAGCGGCCAGATCAACTATGCCGACGGCAAGGTCAGCATGGAATTGAGCGCCACCCCGGATGCCGGGAGTGGGATCGTGCATACCTACCAGCAGGGCAGCGTGACCGACAGCCCGCTGGCGGTGACCTCCGACAGCACCGGCATGTGCATCGGCACTCTCCCCGGGGCGCCGCTCAAGGCGGGCAGCGTGCGCCTATCGTGGATCACCAAGCGTCGCCAGGCGGCACCGACCCTCGGTGCTGACATGGGCACCGGGGCGCTGCCGATCTTCGAATCGGAGATCACCGTGGACAACTCGGTGACCGACGACGCCGCCGGCGGCTGGGCCGGGCGCGCCGGGACGATCAACTACGAGACCGGCGAATTCAGCCTGAAGGTGGCCGGCAACTACGTGTTCAAGGAGTACACCTACTACACCGACACGGTCGACAACTTCGGTATGAAGAAGCTGCGCCTGGTGGCCACCGATACCACGTTGCTGGAGGGGTTCGGCGGCACGCTGAGCGTGCGCGCGCAGAGCCGCGGCGTCGAGTACGGCGAGCAGACCGATTCGCAGACCGTCGCTCCGGTGACCCTGGACCTGTTGCCTGGTGTGGCCGAGCCGATCCTGCCGGGCTCGCTGGTGTTCACCTGGGCCGGCGAGGTCTACGTCGACCGCTCCGGTGTGCTCTACAAGAACATCAACAGCAGCACCAACGCCGGCATCGCCGTCGGCTCGGTGGACTACGCCGGCCGTACCGCGACGCTGAATACCTATGGCTCGGGGGCGGCGCCGACGGTCACGCTGCTGGCCTGCCTGACCACCAACGCCGGCTTCAGCGTCACCAGCATGACCTTCCGCACGCCGGGAGCGCCGCTGCGTTCTGCGAGCCTGCAGGTGACGGCGGTTCGCCTGGATACCGCGCAGATCGTGACCACCACGGCGGACGCGAACGGTAAGCTCAATGGCGCGGTGATCAAGGGTAGCGTCGATATCGTGACCGGCATCGTCCGGCTGCGCTTCACCAGCAATCTGGAGGACACCACTGGGGCCAGCGATATCCCGGTGATTCCGCTGCTGCTGCGCTACAACGCGGTCGTCTTCACTTCGCTGCCGCTGGACGCAACCCTGCTGGGCCTGGACCCGGTGCGACTGCCGGCGGACGGGCGGGTGCCAGTGTTCCGCGAGGGCGACGTGATGGTGGTTGCTCATACCGCCGAGACCACGGTGCCGAGTCCTCAAGCTGGCGGCGTGCTGCAGCTCGGCCGCGACCAGCAGGCCGAGATCAAGGTGGTGGACGCCAACGCGGTGGAACTGGCTTCGGCAGGCTACAGCGTCGATCTGGAGCGCGGCCGGGTGACCTGGGCCAACCCGCTGGTCCTGCAGGATGCCGAGGGCAACCCGCTGACCCTACCGCTGGTGGTGCGCGACCGGGTCGAGCACATGACCCTCTGCACCGAGGTTCAGGTGAACGGCGAGCTGGGAATCTCCTCGCCGCTGCCCTGGGATCTGCCGGCGGGCGAAACGCTGGCGTCCAGTGCGCTGAGCTGGGGCGACCTGCAGGCGCGGCTGCATCACTGGTTCACCCAGCGGACCTGGGATATCGGCTCGCCGAACTGGACCGACGAGCCGAAGGGCGACGGGACCACCGCCAACTACAACAGCCTCGCCTATCCGCCGCTGATCGCCAACCGCGGTGCGATCGATGCGAAGTGGGCGCTGGTGTTCAACTCCTCGACCAGTTTCAGCGTGGTGGAGGAGAAGCTGGGGGTCATCGCCAACGGCACTACCACCACCGACACGGCGCCGATCAACCCGGAGACGAACACGCCGTACTTCACCATCCGCAAGGAAGGCTGGGGCAGTGGCTGGGCGGCCGGCAACGCGGTGCGCTTCAACACCGACTCGTGCCTGGGGCCGATGTGGATCGTGCGGACGGTACTCAGCGGCAAGGGCACCGTCGAGGACGATGAATTCCACCTGCAGATCAGAGGAGACGCGGACTGATGACCGCTCGACAGTACAGCTATCGGGACGGCGGCGCACCACCGGCGCTCTTCCCGTCGGCGGTGACGCCGTTCCAGAAGCTCAAGAGCTACCTGCGCGCGGCGCTGGTCGATGGCTACGGCAACAAGCCACCGGCAGGGTGGACCGTGGTGAGCGAGTTCGACACTGCCATCACCTTGGCTCCGGCGTCCAACTGTGCACAGATCACGTTCTGCCAGCACTTGCCAAGTAGTAGCGGTAGCAGCTACCGGGACTTCGTCGGGATATTTGTACATGAGGGAATGCTGGATATCAGTACTCCGCTTCCAAAGGGGGTCAACACGAGATCCCGTACGTGGTCGGCGGATACCAACCCCACCAGCAATGATGCCCATATCCTCTATCTGGGCTACATGTACTGGAACTACGCCACCTATTGGCAGATCTGCGCGGATGCCGAGACGTTTGTCTTTTGCATGCTGGCGGATAGGGGCTATGAGAATACGAGCGAGGACTACAGCCTCGGCCTCTATGTCGGGCAGTACGAGAGCTTTAGTGGCGCCTCTGGCGTCCAGGGATTCATCGCCGTCGGTGGCGCCCAGGGGTATCAGAGTTCAGCCAGCCGAAGTACCAACCGGTCCTTTGGGAGTGGGTTCAGTTCACTGCGTGACCAGCGCTCGGGGGAGATCATCCAGGGTGGCGGCGCTGGCGTGGGGGCGCTGATGGACCAGATGCAGTACCAGAGCATGTACTACGACAGGCCAGAGGGAGAGAATCCGCCCTATTGGCGTATGCAGCAGCCCTATGTGACGAACGGCGCGAACTACGTCGGCCGCCTGAAGGGTGTGTGTTTCGACCCGATCCTTGGCCACTACCGGCATGGGCACTTGCTGGATCGGCTTGGCCTGCCGCTGGCCGCAACCTCGGTGGCGGAGGCGGTGCAGATGGATGGCAAGACCTACTACGTGGATATGGACCGTTGGGGGCTCTGGTTCCTGTCTGTGGATCCGGTGTGGTGGCCAGCATGAGCGCGCTGATGCTGCAGGTGGTGCCGCCGGTACAGGTCAGGCCGGATACCTGGCTGCAGCGGTTCGGCATTGGTCCGAAGACCCTTCGCCCGCCTGTGGCGATCGCCTGGTCGGGGGCCGGGCAGGCGATCTACCAGACCCTCGCCGTGAAGGTCACCCGCGAAGGAGAGGAGACCTCGGCGCGCAAGATCGCCACGCTGTATCGCGGGGCGGTGGTCACCGCGACTGCGATGACGGCGTCCTTCCAGGTCTACGAGGGCGAGACGGTGCAGCGCTTCGAGGCATCGGGCCTGCGCGGACAGTTCGTGATCCAGGTCACCGACGAAGGCGACCCGCGTCTGGGGATCATTCGCTGGCCGGTCCTCGATGCCGATACGCGCCTGCTCTCCTATGACCTGACCGAAGGCTCGGGCGGTCGAGATCCGACCGATCCGGCGAAGGTGCGGGCGGTCGTCACGGTCGACGGCGGTGCTGCCTCGCGCCAGGTGGTGGTCATCGAGCGCAAGCTCGATGGCGAATGGCGGGTAGCCGGCGTAGGGCAGACGGCTGAGTCCGGGCGCGCCGAGATCGCCCTGGAGGTGACGGCCGGCGGGACCACTTACGCGATGGGGCTGGATGACTGGGGCGCGGTGTTCGAGCCGCGTCTCGCCGTCAGCCTGGGCCAGCGCGTGCGTCCGACGATCTTCTCTGGCTGGCTCTACGAGGTGACCGAGGCCGGGGTGTTGCCGGTGGCTGAGCCGGAGTGGTGGCCGATCGAGGGCGACAACCCCAGCCGCCAGGTCGGCACGGCTCGTCTGCAGGCGACGCGTTACTACCGCCCGCTCAGCCACGGGCCCTTTCCTGTCGAGGCTCTATGATCAATGCGAGTTTCGGCGCCCCCTGGCAGAGGGCGGCGCCGCTTTCCGTGCGCGCCGTCCCGCTGCGCTGGCAGCGCCTGGTGCTTGCCGATGCGCGTAGCGGCGGGCTGTGGGGCTCCGGCCGACCACTGGCACGGCGTTGCGCCAGTGGCTGGTCCGGTGTACCGGTGCGTGATGCGGGCTGGGGGAGTGGCTGGGAGCACGCCGAGCAGCGCAACGCGGCAGCCCGCAGCGCTTGGGACAGCACCCGGATGCTGGACGTGGAGAGAGAGCTAGGCTGGGATCGGACGCTGCGTCCGCGTGATCGGCGCCTGTCGCTGATCTACAACCCGCGCCCCGCGGCCAAGGACGCCGGCCGTCCACCCGGCTGGCGGCGCTCGGCCGAGTTCGACCGCTTCCGCGATGCGCTCTCGGAGAGGCGTGCCAGTCTCTACATCCCGACCGGGCTGCTCGACTTCAACTTCGGCCCAACCCGCTACACCCCGGCGAACACGCCCGACGTGTTCTTCGATTTCCGCTACGTGGCGCCGGTCCGTGGTATCCGGCCGGTGGACGCCGGGGCGCGCAGCAGCTACGGCAGTCCGACCCGCTTCGATGCGTTGCGGCGGATTCCCTGGGCATGGGGGCGGCCGACCGATCCGGTGCCGACGGGCATTGTCTACCCCGACTATCCGGGGCCGGTGGTGCCGATAGATCCACCCATCGAGCCCGAGATACTGGAGACCTACATGATAGGAAACACGGTCACCCTGGTGGTGCTGCCGAGTCGCACGCCGCTGGATGCGACCAGCATTCGCATCGGCCTGGATATCGACTCGTTCGCCTGGTCGTTCTCGGCTGACCTCTTCGGTCGCACCTCGCTGGACCTGGCGGCGCCGGATGCCAACGGGCCGAAGACCGTAGAGCTGGAGATCAACGGCTGGACCTGGCGGTTTCTGGTCGAGCGTTACAGCGGCAGCGGCAAGCATCCGAGCGAGCGCTACACCATCAGCGGCGCGAGCCGCACCCAACTGCTGGACGCGCCCTATGCGCCGAAGCGCAGCGCGGTGAACACGGCGCCGCTGAACGCACGCCAGGTGGTCGACGACCAGTTGCAGTACACCGGCTTTTCAGTGTCCTGGGACGTCGAGAACATGGGGCCGCCGGACTGGACGCTGCCGGCCGGCGCCTTCAGCTACCAGGACCAGACGCCGATGCAGGTCATCGTCAAGCTGGCCGAGGTCGCCGGCGGCATCGTGCGGCCGGGCCTGATGGACGACTCGGTGACGATCCTGCCGCGGTATCGTGAGGCGACCTGGTACTGGGGCACCGCGATTCCCGACCGGATCATCCCGGCCGCCATCGTCGCCGAGTGGGGCAGCGAGTGGAGTCCCCAGCCGGCATGGAATTTCGTCTACGTCAGCGGTACCAGTTACGGTGTCAGCGTGCAGGTGCGGCGCGCCGGTACCGCCGGCGAGGAGTCGGCGCCCGACGTCATGGAGGACTGGATGACCGGCACCGAGGTGGCGCGCTCGCGCGGAATCTGCGAGCTGTCGAAGGGCGGTAACCAGGCGATCGAGACGCGGCGCATCCCGCTATTCCAGAAGGACGACGGGGTACCGGGCCTGGTGCAGCCGGGAATGCTGGTCGAGGTGAGGGACGAACAGGCGACCTGGCGCGGGCTCTGCCTGGCCACCGATATCTCGGCCGAGGGGGTAGGGGCTAGCCGCGTGTGGCAGACCCTGCGCATCGAGCGCCACTACCCGGGAGGCTCCTGATGGCGACGGTCAATCCCTGGCGTCGGTTCATCGGGCTCTTACCGGGCGGCGCGCGCACGGTGGGGGAGGTGATCGACGTAGACGAGGGCGCCGGCACCTGCCGCGTCCGCCTGCGAAACAACGTCGTGATCGCGGCCCGGGGCACGGCGGTGCCGGCCGGGCAGATGGCGTTCATCAGCGATGGCCTGGTGACCGGGCCGGCGCCGCAGCTCCCCCAGTTCGATATCGAGGTCTGACTGAGCCGTGCCGACCAGCATGCCGTCCAGGCACTGCAGGCGGTCGGACCCGCGTTTCAAGATGAGCGGATCGCGGGCGGAGATCCACCAGCCATCGCGCAAGAGCTGATCAACATGGGCGCGCAGCCCGGGCAACATCCGTTTATTCATCGTGGTTCGCCTCCTACCTGGCAGGCGAACGATAGCAAACCGGACCCCCTTCACGCCTACCGATAGCAGAGCATTAACGTTACTGGAGAGAACCGATGCTGATTACCGAGCAGCAGCTGCTGCAGATATTTCCGAACGCCGGCCCGCAAGCCGGCGTTTTTGTTGGTGCGTTGAACCGCGGGATGACTCGCTTCGGTATCACTTCGCCCGTGCGAGTCGCCGCGTTTCTCGCCCAGGTCGGCCACGAGAGCAGCCAGTTGACTCGGCTGGTGGAGAACCTCAACTACAGCGCCCGTGGCCTGGCTGCGACTTGGCCGAGCCGGTACCGCGGTGCCGACGGCAACCCGAACGCTCTGGCTCTGAACCTTGCGCGGCATCCGCAGGCTATCGCGAACAACACCTATGCCTCGCGCAACGGCAACGGAGACGAGGCGTCCGGCGACGGCTGGCGGTACCGCGGGCGCGGACTGCTACAGATCACCGGCCGGTCGAACTACCGCGCTGCCGGCGGCGGGCTGGGCCAGCCGCTGGAAGCGGAGCCAGAACTACTCGAGCAGCCTGAGTGGGCGGCGCTGTCCGCAGCCTGGTGGTGGTCGACGCGTGGCTTGAACGAACTGGCCGACCGGGGAGAGTTCGCTGCGATTACCCGCCAGATCAACGGCGGGCTCAACGGCCAGGCGGAGCGGCTGGCGTTGTGGGAGCGCGCAAAGGCGGTGCTGTCGTGATCTCGTCCCGCGTTGTCTCGGTCGCGCTGGGCTGCCTGCTGCTGGTCGGCCTCGGCGTCGCCGGCGGTGTCTGGCTCGGCGCGCGGTATTACCGGCCGCAGCTCGATGCCGCGCGGTCGGGTCTGGTTGCCTGCCATGCCGCCCAGGGAGAGTTGGAGTCCGCAGTGGCGGAGCAGGTCCTGCAGGTGGCCGCGCTGCGCCTGGCCGGCGAGCAGCGCGCCCGGGATGCCGCGCAGGCTGTGGATCGGGGGCGGCAGCAGGCCGCCGAGCAGTATGCCGCGGCACAGGGCCTGCTGAGCCAGCGAACCGCCGGCGAGCAGTGTGCGGCCGCCGAGGTGGTCATTGACCAGGAGTTGGGGCTGTGAGAGTGGTGCTGATGTTGGTGATGGTCGCGCTGGCGGGATGCGCCGGCCAGGTCGAGCTTGAGCCGCGTACGGTGCGCGTAGATGTGCCGGTGGCGGTGCCATGCCGGGTACCGGCGGTGGAGGTGCCCGAATGGGCCACGGCGAGGCTGCGAAAAGGCGACGACCTTCAGACCAAGGTCCGCGCGCTGCTTGCCGAACGCCGGCAGCGGATCGGGTATGAGGCGCAACTGCTTGCAGCCAACAGGGCCTGTCAGGATTAGGAGTAGACTACGGCCTTTTCCTACGGAGCAGGGCGATGCTTGTGATTCGATTGGCGGGGAAGTGGACGCTGAAGCTCGACAGGCAGGTCGGCAGTTCCGGCAAACACGGGATATGGGCATTCCACTGTTCAGAAAGCACGTTTGCGCCCGCCTCGAACGACCTCCGGCGGACTGCGGCAATCCTGCCGGCCGAGCCCAAGGAAGGTCAGACGGTGGACGTATCGATCTGCGACACCGCGCACTCGCCGGATGGGTGGATTGCCGTCGGCTCAGGCGTTGCTGCTTACGAAGCGGAGCGCTGATATACAACCCAATGTTAAGCGTACAGTGGGGTTGCTGGAGAGGGAAGGGAATGGCCGCATGGCCATTCCCTTTTGGGGCTACTGCATCAGCTGATGTAGATTTTGAAGGGCTTGCCCACCGCGCGCTGGATCTGGCCGTTTTTCAAGCGGCGTGTCCAGCGGAGGATGAAGGTGCCCCGTTCGTCGGTGTAGGTCATGACCTATCTCCTTTCGGGGGTTGCCACCACTTGCCTTTTCTGGACAAACCGCAAAGATGTGTATAGACTTGGCTCTTGCCTAGGGAGCCTCCGCTATCACACTTCCTTGCGATTTGCAAGAAGCGGGTGGAGTACTTCTTTGGTTGGGTTGCCAACCACCAGGTTCTGACTGCTTACGCCGCAAACGTAAGTGGTCAGAACTTGAATTCTATCTGAGCTTCGCTCTTCGGCAGTTTAAGCAGATCTATTACAGCGTCTGCGAAGTAATCAGCCTGCCATTCCGAATCCTCAAGCTTCGTTGCCTGCTCTTCCGCAAAGTGAAGGAGAGGACGATGTCCCAGTACGATGTGCCCCATCTCATGTAGGAAGATCCGTACCGCCTCGACCTTCCCTCGACACAGGTCCGTGTAGAGCTTGTTCGGCACGTAGATCATACCCTTGCTGGGGTCTACAGTTGCGCGGGTCGCATCGATCCATTCATCGTCTTCGATTACATCGAGATGAATACCGTGATGTTCGAGGCGAGAGACTACTTTCTCTGCTTTCCCATTCTTAAACGATGCTTTGTTGATGCCGATGATCTTGCAAACTCGATAGGCAACGTCGCGGATCACAGCGGGCTCCAAGGCGGGGACACGATGTCCCCGCATGCAGTAATTGGCGTCAGTCTCAGGCGTCATTCTTGATTTTCTCCCCATAAATCTCAGAAAGCAGAGTACCGAGCTTCGACAGTTGCTCCTGGTTAAGATCGGAGTTGGCAAAGCCAGCGATCAACATTTTGTGGTGGGCAGGCAGGCCGTTCAGCGACACAGTGTCGTTCGACTCACACGCCATAGCTTTGAGGCGATTCAGTTGAACGTCTTTTCCTTGCGCGACGAAGTAGCTCGCAATTTTCTCAACCCACTCCATCGGTACCTTACTGCGGCCGGTTTCCATTGCACTGAGGAAGGCGGGCGAGGTGCTGAGTGCGGTTGCCATACTGCTGAGTGTCAGCCCCAACTGGCGCCGATACTCTCTGACGACAGTGCCAAATTTCGTAAGCGACATAGTAAGTAGCTCCCTGTTGGTCCTCTGATGCTACGGTTTGACTCGCCTCTCGGCGATTCAAGCAATCTAGTTGAAAACTATAATGCTTGACAGCTTGGCGGCCGTCAAGCGTTGAAGGTGATGCTTGATCAGGTGTCCCACCGCAGTGGCCGGAAGTCATCGGGTATCTGTTCGAGGAGCAGCAGCGTGCCGCCGGCGTCGAGTTCGATCACGAGGCCGCGCACAATGCCGGCACGCTCAAGCGCCTGGCCCAGGCGCAGATAGGTCATTCCATCCAGTGGATCCAGGCTGATGCAGCCCAGCCGCTGCCGCCCGGGTTCAGGGTCGTGGTAGATCCCCTCGTTGTTCACCGTCCCGGCAACACTGTCGCCGTCGAGCACGTCGTAGCAGCAGTCCGCGCTGTAGTGCGTCTCGCGCGTGATGCTGTGCTCGATCGCCCATGAGTACATGCCGAGGGCGTCGGTGACCATGTCGTGCCTGTCTTGTAGCCCTATCACCCCGCATTGGTATAGCTCGTTTGCCTCCCCCGCCAGGTGCATGTACTGCTCATCGGCGGCATACAGCCAGGCGGCATGCCATTGAGTGACGCGCTGGTGGTGGCAGATGCGGGGGGGCGGAGTAGGACATGGAAATCTCCGGCAGTCGGGTGGGCCGGAAATTATACTGTATTAATATACAGTAATTCTGGGGAGGCGACGAGCGGAAAACTGGCCGAGGAGAAACGGTCGTGTCAGTGGCGGGGCTGGTGAGAAATGCTCGCCCTGGATGGCTCTGCTACGAATGTGCTACAGCAAAGGCAATAGCTGATAACTATATAAGTTCTATTGGAAGTTTTTCGATCCATATCACCAAGCGTCCTGTTGGACGCCTGGTGATATACGAGTCGCTATGTCTGAACGCGCTGTAACTGCCCTAAAGAAAATCCGGAAATAGAAGCGATAGTCCCGCGCCAGAGTAAGCCGTCGTTATTTGGAACTTCTCCTGTGGGGGAGAAATGTTTGGCGTTCTTTAGATGGATGTATTGAGATGGTGCATCCTCAGTCAATGAGGATGCCTCGTCTTTGCTGCGGGACGGACTTAAACTGAGGAAGTAGCTTCGAGCAGTAGCTTTTTTTTCTTCAGACTCCCACCCTTGGCAGAAACTGTCAGCGAACAGTTGAAAATATTCCTCTGCACTTATTAAGGTGCCGGATAGCATGCCACTCATGGTGAAGAGCGTGATGCTCAACCGCGCCTCCGGATAGCGATTCACGTTACCCACTAACTCCTGAAGGAACCAATCTGTAGTCCTGCCATTCCAACTGAAATTAGTAAAGACGGGGTCTGCTAAGTCTTTCTGGGCAATCTCGTACCAAGGTGAATTTGGTTGCGACTCTTCCAT